TCATTCGTCCTCAGCGTCAATTTTTAGAGCTCTCCTAACTGCCTCTACATCTGTATGCGCATAGCGTTTGATTAGCATATTTAAATCAGAGTGGCCGAGCAGCTTCGCGAGCTGCAATAGGTCGACACTATCATTGGCAGAGAGCGTTGCCCGCGTATGACGCAGTTCGTGCGGAGTAAGCATCTTAGTATCCGGGTGCGCTGAATGAAGGTCAGCCATAAAAGCTGAGTACTCTCGTTTATACCAGTTATCAGGTCGGGATGGGCCACCGTTTGGCGCGTGAAAAACGTATTCCGTTTGAATCGCTTTTGGCTCAGCCCCCTTCTTTTGGTTTCCGCCCACATAAATAACTCTAGGTTTGTTTTTGAGTGCATTTGCAAGCTCAACGCTTATCGGAATAGGCCGCCTACGGAATCTGTTTTTGAGGCCATCCGAAACTAAAATAAGCGCATCGGTTTCTGTGCTTTTTTGCTGCACCAGACCTTGTTCAACAAAAATAACCCTGTTATCTAAGTCAAGGTTATCCCAGCGCAGCCCAAGCAACTCGCTCCGGCTGATCCCTGTTTCCATCAGTACCATAATAGACAATCCAAAACGATGAGAGCGCGCAAAGTCCCATACGATATCGTATTCATCTTGGGTGTACGCATTTTTTTCAGTGGGTGAAACAGTGCTTTGCAGTTTAATATTTTTATTAACTGGATTTTTATAGCATAGATCATCATCAATGGCTGCAACAAAAATCAAGTTAAGGGCAGATCGCATTTTTTTCAGGGTTTCGAGGCTGTATTCCCTCCCCTTTTCGTCAAAAAATTTTTGCACGTCGGATTGCTTGATGCTGTTTATTTGCGCCTTGCCAAAATAGGGAATCAAATGCTTTAAGACGGGGTTTTCATAAGTTCCCCTGTACGTGTTATCCTTCACTTTGCCCTTTTTAAATGTCTCCAGCCATTGCTTCGCATAGGCCTCGAAAAGTTTGTTTTCGCTAGCAAAGCCTGCGCCCGTTATTTCAGCGGCACGTTTCCGCGCGAGATATTCATCAGCCTTTTGCTTAGCGTCTCGTTTGCTAACCGGAGAATAAAATGATTTGCGAATCGTCTTGCCGTCAATCCCCTTGCCTATCGTAACCTTTACCTCGTAGAGCCCCCCATGATTGGGGGCTTCTTTTTTGGGCCTGCCCATAATATCACCTTATTTTTTAAACGCCCGGCGAGCGGGCGAAATAAGCCTTGCGTCTCCGCAAGGCTTATATTATATGAATTTAATGATTTTATTTTATAAATATAGAAATTTATAAAAAGTTATATCGTGTTTTTAACATCAACACATTGCTATTTATATAATTATACTATGATAAAAAGTCCTTCCCTTATATATAACGAAAAAAATCGTCAAATGTTGCACTTAAAATCAAAATAATTTTTAAAATCGCCCTTTTCTCCATTTTGCATAATTTTATATCATAATTTTCTACGGGCTAGAATAAGAAAAAATGCGCCTTGTATGGCTGTAGCCATACCACAGCAATTTTGAGTATGGTAAAATTTATGTGTGGTAATCATCCACCTTTTTTACATGTTGACCCATGTCAAGGCGATAATAACCCAGGGTGATTATTACGGATGAATTGATTATACTTGGGGAACAGATTAAAAAGCTTAGGACTGACAAGGGGTATACAATCAGAACACTGTCTGAAATGACGCATATCGACAAAATGCAAATCGTGAAAATTGAAACCGGAAGGGCAGATGCAAAATTTTCTACATTATGCAGGATAGCCACCGCCCTTAATGTCACGCTTCATGAATTGATACCAATTACAGCCAATAATCCAACCATAATTGACAACACGCCAAGGGGATGATAAAATAAAGTGAACGAATGTTCGGATAGTAAGGCTAAAAATAGGAGGACGGCTCGCCCGCGAAGCAACGCTGCCCTCCTGCCTAGGATACAGTAAAAATACTGCAATATGATTATACTGTATCCTGTTGAAAATTACAATATAATCAGGGGTGAAAGCATTGAAAAGTCAGGAAATAACAATTGATGAGTATCGAAAAGCAATCGAAGAACTGCTAAATTGCATACATACCAAGAGGCAGATGCAAAAAGCATATTATTGTTTGCTTGCATTGTTTACAAAATAAAAAACCAAAAAGCGACCCGGATTTTATTCCGGGTCGCTTTTGTTTATGCTGTTTTTACTAATCTTAAAAGCAATATCTTTTAAAAGATCCCATTGATCGGCACTCAAACTTGCAAAGGTTTTAAAAAATCCGCGAATGAATTCATCTTCGCTGTCCATTACTCGGTCAACCAATCGCGCGAACTCGACCTCGTCACTTGAGAACATCTCGCCTTTGCCGGTAGTAAGCCAAATATAATCAACGTTGAATTCGCGGCAAATTAATTTGGCCATTTGATCGGTTACGTTGTTCTCTCCATTTTCCAATTTAGAAATAGCAGTATTGGATACGCCTAACGCCTTACCAAAATCTTGCTGACTTAGCCCTAACTGTTTGCGAACTTGCTTTAATCTAGTTTTCATATTTATTCACCCGCTTTCCTGAAAAAATTATACTTCAAAAAATCCCTTTAGTCAATATTTTTATTGAAAAGCTATTGACATTATTGATTAAAGGGATTACAATGTTGATGTAATCAAATTAAAGGAGGTGCAACAAATGCTTACGCAAAATAAAATCGACGCATTTGAGGAATTTGCTAAAGCGTTTGCGCCATGTAACGATGTCCAGCGCGGATATGTTATGGGGTACGCTGATGCAATGAAAAGACTTATTAGCCTCAAAGGCATTGTGACGCAGTATGGAAAAGATGCAGCAGATCACGAAAAGTCCGCATAAAACGCCAACGCCAACCCTACAAAAATTTAATCAATCGGTTTGCTCTAAGTCTACTAAGTCACCATACTCCTGCCTGAAGCGATCATAAGCCGAATCATACGACGCAAGGATTAGATCAGCGTATTGAAACAGATCGTCAGGTGATTTTATCGGCAAGCGGCAATATTCTGCGCCCTCTGCCTTGGATGCTGGTTGAACATTCAGATTTTTCGAGCGGGCATCGGCAAATAGTTCAAAGGTAATAGGAATTAAACAATAGCATAGGCGAGCCGTCTGCTTTATCTCCGCGAATGCGTAGGTGAAGAACAGGAACTCAAGGTTTATACCTGCTTCAACACATCTAAGGTATTTGGTATTTCTGTTCATGCCGGAGAGCATTTTGTTTATTGCTTTGAAATATGACTGTTTCAATCCGACATAATGCCTGTTTTCGGCCAAGATCGCAGATTCAATACAATCAAACTGACCTCTTCGCTGTTCTCGCTCTTTTTCAGCAGGAGATTTATCAAACTCCGTTGAATACACAATAATTTTAATTATGCATCGTAGGAATCCGCTATTGGTATATTCGCAATTAAAAACATGACAATGCACAGTACGTTTTTTCGTCAATCTGCGGTATAAGTTATCAATGTTTGGGCCCTTTGATGGGTACCACCCGATTTGTTGCCCTCTGAGGGTTACTACGCGGATCGCAGTGTCATCATACCGATTATTAAGGTCGGGCATCAAAAATAGATACTCCCCGTTTTTCAAAGTTGGAATGATTTTACGTGGATCACAACCGTTGTGAATGTGTGAAATTCCAGAAACGTCAACAAACCATGTGTCAGATATTTCATTTCCTTGGTCATCATGGTCAGGCATATAGTAAAGCGGAACTTCAATCGACGGCTTCTTAGGTTGCTCGTTTTTCCTGTCCATTATTCTTTGATATCTTTCACGCTCCACTTCAGCTTCTTGATCATTTATTGACTGCATCTCGAGAGCCTGCTCTCTAAACCTGATTCCCTCAGGGGTAACAAGACACTTTTGAAAAATTTCCGCTGTTGCCATGCAGTCGCCAAGTGCTGTATGCGGAACACCTCCTACATGAAAGTGTCTGCGAAGATCGCCTAACTTATAGTGTGGTAGGTTTGGTTCGGCTTCCTTAACGAATGAAAGCACGTCAAATGCTGGATTTTTAATACCTTTTCCTAAGCGGGTTTGCAAGAACCTCATATCGAAAGAAACGTTAAACCCGACAATAACATCATTGCCAAGAAATTCAATCAATCTCCCGGAAACCTCAAAAAAATACGGTGCCTTGCATACTGTGCCCCATGTAATATGATTCACCCGGCTTGCATCACGTGGAATAAAGCCTTCCGGGCGCACAAATGTGTGGTATTGGCCTACCGCACGATGATTTTTGTATCGGATTGCGCCTATTTCCAAAATTTCACAAGTGCACGCATCCAATCCTGATGTCTCCAAATCCAGAACAGTATAATCCGTTGGGGGCACAGATGTCTCACAAAAATATCTTAACAAGCGCATTTCAGGGGAAGGACTAGTGGGCGCGGGCGGGCCAAATAAAGCAGAAAATACACCCATAACTTAATCGCCATCCTTTCTGCACAATGTTACCACAATATGGGCTAATAGTAAACAAAATCAAAAACAAAAGAAAGGAGAATTCTAGTGTCGAAATCACCGTTTGAAATTCCGGCTCCCGTTTTGAAAAAGCTCGACGAACTCAACGAAATTGTAAAGGATCATCCCGTATACATCCCCCCGCAGGTTGCGGCCAAGTTTTTGGGTATGAATCCTGCGACGCTGATTGCCAGCATTCAGGCGAGGCAATGTCCGTTTGCATTTGGCTATCAAAAAACGTTGCATTCGAACGCTACAAACAAAATTCCGTCCGCTACGTTTTATCTCTGGTACACGCAGGGCTGGATGTTAAAAATGTACGATGCAGAAAAAAGCACTGCATAAAAGAAAGGATATTGGGAAAATGACTGCCAAACGCAAAGTTAAGCCCAAGCCTTGCAAAGGCTGCGCACACTACCGGTCGGAAACCGGATCACGCGGAGGAGAAGAAATCTGCCATTACATCCTTGATACAGGCGAGCCGCGCGGATGCTTGCCAGAGAATTGTAATAAGCGGATCACTCGGCTGCCGCCGCGCCCAATCCCCGTCTCTCAAACAAAAGTTGAAGAATACTACCTGCGCCGCGCAAAGCTATGTGGAAACAAAGAACGCGCGATCTTTGCACGGAAGCGATAAGAGGTGCCTATGAAACAATATAAAGTAACAATCACCAACGGCGATTACCCGTTATCCTACACCTGCGATGCGATCTCGGATGCATTTGAATGCCTGCGGTCAACCGCATCCTGGGATCACGGGAAGGTCTGCTTCAAGTCGGACGATCTAATGGAGATCCTTGTGCAGATGCGCAAAGGCGAAGCGTCGAAAATTAAAGGCAACGGCTTCTCAATTACCGTGATTGAGGAGACGGATGGATGGCCGTAAGGATAAGGCGATGGAAGGAGGAAAAATCATCATGGATAAGAAAAAGTTTGACCGGGAAGAGGCCATAAACCTGATCGCACGTGGGGAGATGGACAGGTTATTAGATTTTAACCTGCGCGGAGCCGATCTGTGCGAAGCTGACCTGTGCGAAGCTGACCTGTGCGAAGCTGACCTGTGCGGAGCCGACCTGTGCGGAGCCAACCTGCACAGAACCGACCTGCGCGGAGCCGATCTGTGCGAAGCTGACCTGTGCGTTGCCAACCTGCGCGCTGCCGACCTGCGCGGAGCCAATCTGTGCGAAGCTGACCTGTGCGTTGCCGACCTGAGCAAAGCCGACCTGCGCGCTGCC